TACATTACCACCTAATTTATTAAGGCTTTTAGATGCAACTTTTTTAAGAGAAGAAGCAAGACCCATCAGACTCTATATGCGACACAAGCACCGCTTGATAATGTAATACTTGTAAAAACACCATATAATACAAAACCAGCAGGGAAAGTTTCAGAATCAATTGAATTACCAGTAAGATTTGATGTTGCTGTATTAACTTGTGTTGATTCTTTAAAATCAATTCTTTTAAATCTACCAGTATGTTCTGCGGTATCAGTAATAAGTTCTGCACCTAATGAAAAATCTGGATCAGCATTGTACATAGTTAGCTCCTTTTAATTGCGACGTTGCCGGGTCCACTAATTCGTAAACCGGTAAAGTACCGTTCAAATAGTGGCGGTACTCTATCAGCACCAACAGAACCAAAGAAATTAGGTTCTACATCAAGACTGCCAAGTTTGACTTTCTTGAAATCTTCAAGACCACTTAATCCTAAACCATCACGATTATTATTCAAGTAAACAGCTAATATTGCTTGTGCTTTTTTAACTTGATCTGGTATTTCTGTATCTGTAAAATAATCTGTTGATATACGAAAAGGAAAGCCAACAGAATATGTATTAATGTAGGTATCTGGTTTTCTAACACCTGTTCTTGGCCATTGTAATGCTTGTGTATCGGTTACTCTTGCACCTAAAAATCTTTCTCTGTCTATTCTTATAGCAGCAGTAAATAAAGCTCTGTTTTTATTATCATTACTTGATCCGTCCCATGCAGAAACATCATCATCTGCTATTAAACCTTCAATAATTAAATTGGCATCAGACAAAGTAAGATAGCTATTTGCTGATGCTCCTCCTACTGTTGCGTCTATCGTGATTGCCATTTTGTTTTACTTTTGTTTTTTTCTTTTTTAAAAGAACAGGGGCTACCATTTTGGCAGCCTCTTGTTCTCTCATACGCTTAAAAGCGAACATTCCCATTAACTTGAGGCACCCTTAAGTGCAACAAAATTAATAACAATAGCTTCACTTAAATTACCAGCAGATGCATTGGTAACAGTTACCTTGAAAGAACCAGCAGCAATAGCACCGACTCCTACAAGATATGACCCTGCTGTACCAGCAGAACCATGATTTACTACAACAACATCTTCAGCAGCAATCTTGTCGTTTGTTACTGTAAATGTTACTTCAGTGCCAGCATCAAGCTGTGCATTGTTCATAGTAATTTGTCCACTCTCTGTATTAAGAGTTACACCTGTGGATTTGTTTGTTGCTTGGGTTACTGTACCACCTGTTGTTGGTCCAGCTAACTTACCAGCAGTAACTTCAAATTGTGATGGCATAATTAATTACCTCTAGTCTTGAGTTGAAACATTAGTGGCTCTTACGATACCAATGTTTTTTGTTTCATAGACTTTCGACCAGTTGCCTACAGTTCCTAGTTGAGTTCTGTTTGGGTTTGTTGTAGTAACAGCCCATTTTGAACCAACAGGGTGATATGTATAGTGAAGATCAATTGCCATAGCATCAGATTTAGCCAGAATGTCTCTGTCTGTCTCTGTTGTTAGACCAGCTTGCTCGCCACTTGCTACAGCACCAGCGGTAAAGAAATATGTACTGTATTCTGTTGAAGCACCACTACCAGTAGTCGAAACATCATCAGAAACAATAACTCTAAGTCCGCAGTAAGTTGGTACAGTATCATTTCCACCAGCATATGCAGGCTGAATAGTACCACCAGATGCAGTAGCAGAACCACCATTGCCATCTGAAGCTAAAACATAGTCAACCATTTTTCTCTCAACAAGATCATAGTAAACTTTGCTATGCATACAAACGGCTGTAAGTTTGTCGCCCTGATCTCCAAGAATTGATCTTGCTTTTGCAACGTGTCTTGGACTTAATGTTGTTGGTGTATCACCTGATCCACCATCAATAGTTAAACCAAAAAATGCAGCATTAGAATCTGTTGAGTTAACAGAACCAAATACTCCATCAAGACAAGCAAGTAAATCTTTTTGTCTTTGGTTTGCTATATATGCACCAATCTTCTGGCCTATTGCTGCCATAGGATCTGAGCCTGCTGCCAATGCAGCTAAGTCTCTTGATTCAAATGCACGTCCTCTGTGTAAAATAACACCAACTTGTTTGTCAGTTGTGATTTTACCGGGTGTTAATGAACTTGAATCTGATAAAACTTCAAAATCTCCACTTAAATTTGCAGAGAAAAAAGGGACGTTGACGAAATCACCACCCTCAGTAGCATTTAGCTCAGCCATAGGTGCAACCACACCGCTTGCGAGAAAAGAATCTCGTGCAGTTGTTTGCTCTATGACATAAGGCGTAAATATCTCTGGAATGATAATGTCACTCCTTAGAACTGCCATGTGTTCAAAAGTAAAATTAACGGTGTGGGCGTAACCCTATCTGGCTCTGCGTAGCTTTGCCTTTGTTCTATACTAGCGTGTTTTTGCTATATCTCTCAACTTTTGCCATGTTTCTTTGCCATGTACTTTATAGATACGTCCTTGTTCTCCTAAGTTTTCTGTTTCTTTTAAAAATGGTTTTATCATATCTTCAGAAAAGTTTGTATTTGAGGGTCTTGATATTGGCGCACCACCACCATTTATAGATTTATTTTTTAACAAGTAAGGTTTTTCTTTTTCTAATTTATTTTTAACATATTCTGCTACTGGTAATTGTTCATAACCATCTACTACTACTGGTAATCCATCTTTTATTTGTATTTGTTCTTTTGGTACAAGATTATTCAAGACCAACTCTGGATCATGTGTAATATCAGAAAGTGCTTGAATTGACGGACCTATCAACTCAAGCTCTCTGTTTCTTGCAGATAATTCTTCAATTTTCTTTTTATCTTCTGCAGAACGATCTCTGTATTGTTGTTCTAAAGCTTGTGTTGCTTCTGTGTATTTACCTTCACTCTCAAGCTTTTCTTGCTCAATTTTTTGTTTAAATGCTAACAAAGATTCATAATCATCTGGCACAGATTTTTCTTCTTTTTGGTTTTTTAATTTACCAATAAGTTCATAATTTTTTTGTTCTAATTTTTTTATTGATTCTTTGAGTTGTTCAACTTCTGTGTTGTTTGGAGTTGGTGGCGTAACCACCTCTTTGTTTTCTTCAGACATAAATTAAAGCGTAGCCTTTAAAAATTAATATATCAGATTTATGACCATTTGACTTTATCAGACCAAAAGGCAGCACTCATCTTACCTTTTGCAATATTTTTTGCGTGTCTAGCTTTAAATGATCTTCGTTTTGCTTTATCTGCATCAGACTCGCCTTGTCTAGGTGGTTTATTTTTTGCACCTTGCATACCAAAACGTATAAGTTTTATTCTGTCGCCTTCTTTAGCTAAAACAACGTGTGACTTTTTTGGGTGTGATGGTGTTCTCTTTGGTTTATTAAAACCTTCAAGACCAAATCTTTTTATTCTAGGGTCACTCATTTACCCACTCTTTTCTGCGCCTCTCTATGGGCTTTTGTAAAACTTACACCTGTTCGCATAAGTCTTTTCATAAGATCCATATGGCCTTTTGTGTGATGTACAGAATGTTCTTTTAATTTATTTTTTTGTCTTGTAGTAAGTTTCATTTTCGGTACCTTTTGTAAATTGCCATGTCAACTGTTCTTGCCTTATCTCCTCTCATATAACTATTAACCCTACCAAATGACCAAGCTTGCATAGTAACATTTCTTGATCCACCAGAAAGATATGCGCCTTGCCCTTTTCTGTAAACAGCAGCAAGTTCGCCATATTTAAACTTTGTACCTTCAGCTTTTGCCTTTAGTGCTTTTTTTACGGCGGCGCTTAGTGGTTTTCTTCTTGCTTTTTGTGACATCTTGGGCAACTCTTGATTTTTGTACCGCTTTTATATCAATAAAAGCACCAGATTTGTAAAGCTTGGCTGTTCTTTTAATTTCAGCAGCTTTGGCAGCAGGATTTTTTGAACCTGACAAATACTTTTTTGCAATGCCAGTTTTTTTGTCTTTAGGTACCCTTCTTAGCTTTCGCATCTTTTTTTGGTTTAATAGTCTGTTTTGCTTTTTTTGCTTCAGACAATCTTTCAGCTAATGATTTACTCATTACTTTTTACCACCTTTCTTTTTTTTCTTTTTTGGTTTTGGAGAACCATAAGACATTCCACCGGGCATAGCAATACAAATAGCTATTTATATCATATCTTTTATTTTGTTTTCCGTCTTGATTTTTTCTTTTTCTTACCAGCTTTTGACAAAGCAATAGCAACAGCTTGGCTTCTTGAGAAACCTTCTTGTATAAGTTGCCTTATATTGCCTGTAATTGTCTTTGGTTGTCTCCCTTTTTTAAGTGGCATTTGGATATTTTTTTATTAACTCTTTTAATGGTAACTCTGTTCCA